CCTCGGGCAGTAACACATCCAAGAACTCCATCAACTCCTGCACAAACATTCTCTTGGTCTTTATTTTTCATCACGTCGGCAAGCCAAACATGCTTTTTTGCTTCATCAGGGATCTGTAAAAACTGTAACCCTTTCAACTCTTCACAATCTTCTTTATTTGGATAAGGTTGAACAGAGAGACGAACTGCTATTGAATACTCTTTATGATGAGAAACCTCTTTCTTCTGTCCTGTCGCTACGTTATAAAGAAAATCAAATAAAGATTCTCTTAAAAGTTCAGTCCAAGCCTGAACTGCGTCATATCCAAACCTTGGGGTAAATTCAAGAAAATAAGCTTCGTCTTGATTTACTATACAGTTTACATCCAAAGGACCTAGATAACCAACCTTTTTTAGAAGAGGTGTTAAAGGAATTAAAGTCTGTTCAGTTAACTTATCTCCTTCTGTAGTGAAGACAACATTTCCCATACAACCTGTATTAGGTCCTTTATCCTCTTCCATAAATCTTTTCTTTTCAAAAGTGTGATTGAAAGGTTTTATCCATTCCTTTCCATTAAACCACCCCTCTGTTGAAATCTCAATTCCTTCTACTTGTTCTTGAACTAGACAAGGAACTAACTCTTCTCCTCTTTCCTTTACAAAACTTTTCAAAGTTCTATTCTCAGAATCACTCGATACGAGGGTAAGATAAACAGGAGCATTACCTAAAGGTTTAATTACCTGAGGAGAGGTAGACTTGTCAAGGTAATCCATAAGTTCCTCAACAGTATTTAGAGTTATAGATTTAGGAGTTTTAATCTTAAGTAATGACTTACAAACCTTTTGACCATACTCTCTATCGAGTTCAAGCTTATCGTTAAAAGAACCTCCTCCTAAAACTAACTTGCCTTTATCTTTTAACTCGTCACAAAGATCACCAAGTTTTGCCATATCTGAAAGTACTAAATCATACTGGTCTAACATCTTCTTAGGGTCTTGAACTTTTGATGGATTTTTATAACCATCAAGACTAGATTTTGCTTTTGGCTCCTTTATCCACATCTTGCAAATATGCCCTTCTTGAACCAATCTTAAAGCAATTGGAACTGCATCGCCATTCTTACTCAAGATTAAGATACTTGCCATCGTAAAGATTCGCCTCCATTTCTCTTCGCAAGATTAGACCTTTCAACTTTCTACCTCCTCCGTAGATCCACTTTCTAAACTCATCAGGTACTTCAACGTGTTCCTCACGATTTACTTTTTGCCGAAGTGTTGATCTTTGTAGCGCTCCACCACCAACATTAAACGTGAAACTTGCCAAAGCATCAAACTGATTATCTTCAAGGGGTATCTTAATAAGGCGAAGAACTGCCCTTTCTGAAATAGCAATATCTCCCAGTAATAAAGTTTCAGCCTCGGCTTCAGTAATTTCTTGTAGACCCTCTCCATCAAGGATAACATGACCATATCCAATCGTAGGGTATCCTGCTGGACATGTATACCTAGTAGATTCAAAAGACTCAAATCTTTTTACTAAGTCTAACCCTCTTTGAGTTATCATTTCTTGTACAGTTTTGTAAAAGTTCTACTTCCAAACCAAAATGCTATGATTGTACAAAAGATTGCCATATCCGCATCTGACCAGAAAGCAAGTGCACCATATGCTGCCCCATACTTTTTGTACTGCCAATACTTTACTACTGCATAAAGAGCAAAAAAAGAGTAGGTAATAACAGGTCTAACTGTCCCTATCAAAGCATCAACCCATTTCACTCCAACAGGTTTAAGAGTTTGGTAGAGAGCCTTTGTTTCAGAAATATCTGCCTCAATGTTAATCTCTTCCATCCTTTGGGTATGTCCAAGTCTTTCCCTTTCAATTTGAATCTCTAGAAGTTTTAGTTCATGTTCTTTATCCCTCTTATCTTGCCAAAGTTTTAAAAGGTTAGGAACTAAACTGCCCAAAAATCCAATTACAGTTCCAATTATCGAAAACATTGTTCCACCTCCTTTTTTAAATAATCTTACCTTTGATGAACTTTATATCTTCATGTATAAGATCTAACCTTTTGTCAAGGGATTCATGAACCCTTAAACATTCGTTTCTACTAATTTTACCATTAATCTTTTTATGCAAAAATCCAAAACCTACACCAAGAACAGGAATGCTTATAAGTGTTTCATAAATTGTCATCTCTTCACCTCAACTATAACCAACACCAACTTGGTTGCCAAGGTAACTATTCCCTTGTTTCCTTTTGCCTATGTTCTCTAAGACTTCATCCAAAGTGTAAGTCATGTAATTAAGTTTAGCCTTAACTGCTATAGGTTTGGGAATGTGAGTTCCTCTTAAGTATTGATACTTCTTAAGACCCATCATAGCAAGTCCTGTCGAGATTACACAGTTGTCTGACTTACCCTCAAGTCTACCTTCAGGAGTCTCTTCAAAACTATTTAGTTCATCAACTGTCTGCTTTCCATAAAAGATTGTTTGAGGGATTTCTTCTAGGATTAGACCTACCAAGACATGTTTTGAGATGTTACTATTCCACCAACCATATTTTGCAGGACTTGATGCAGTTGGTAGTTTACTCTTAAAGATTAACTGTCGATCATAGTTCTCTTTTAACCAAGGTATTACTGCTGCACCATGGTTGTTACCTTCAGTTATGATGTAAGCTTTGTTATAAAGATTTCCCAGATCAACTAAAAGACGACCACATTGGATTGGATTTATGTGAGGGTTGAAAAGTTCTAAAACTTGCTCCCCAGTTTGGGTGCAAAAGATTGAGATTGAAGTATCGTCGTTACCAGTTCCTCCAGAAGGATCACAACCAATAATATACTGGTAGTTGGAAGAGGGATGACCTTCTAGAAGATTGACATAATAATCCATAAGACGTTTTGTAACCCAAAGACTAGAGTAAGCCTCTTCAACAAGGAATAAAGCACCCCCTGTGGCTTGAAAACATTCCTCTGGTGTAGATGGATACTCTTGTTGCATCAACTTAAGGTCTTCTCGAAGTTCTTTAAACTTCGCTTCATACCAAGCCATAGTTTGATCTGATAAGTTATGTTTGTGTTTAAGGTCTAGAAGGTAACCATTGTACTTGGGACAATCAGGCTTCCAGTTGGAAACGGGTAAAGTGTATTCATCATCCATGAAGAATCCATAGAAAAGTCTTTTGTATCCCATATCATCTGCGTGCTTCCAGATGTAATAAAAGTCATTGTTGCGGCCATTTCCTGTACTTTCAAGTACAATTCGACCTGACCTAGGCACAGCTTGAAAAACACCTGCTTGATGCTTGATAGCATCTTCCCACCACGCATATTCAGAACAGTGAAGATCTGTAATCCAATCTCCACGACCAAAAGCCTTTGATCCAGCAGTACCTATGTAAAAGGTTGATTCAGTCTTTGGAAAGTAAAGTTCACCTCGAGAGTTACGACCAAAGACTGGTTTAGGACCTTTCATATGTTTTAGAAGGTACTGAACTTGGTCCATATGTCTTTGGGTCGCTCCTGCTTCGTGAGACATTATAACTGCATGAGTTCCATCCTTCCCAAGACAACGGATTGTAAACTTTCCTTTAATACCCGAACTGAAACCTTTTTGGCGAGCCTTAGCAATTATGATTCGGTTGGTTTCTTCCTCATCAAGAAATTGTTGGGCAGGGGTTAGGATAAAAGGAACTTTGACTCCTTCTTTGTTTTGGATATGAAAGAGTTGTTGTATTGCTCTTGCTTCGTTACTTAGCATTTTGGCCAACGTTAACTTGAATGTTGATCTGTTGGTTAAGAAGTTGTTTTACTACATCCTCTGCAGTCAATTCTTGATTTTTGTTTTCTTTTGGAAGGAACTTGCCAAAGTATTTCATCCAAACTTGAACACCTTCAAGACGAATTTTCATATCTCCACAACGTAGTGCAGCCTTAACCGTATCGAAGATTTCTTTTTGAAGTACTTCAAACTCAAGTTCAAGTCCTTCAAGCAACTGCTGACGAACTAGGATTACTTCTCTTTTTCGGAGAACGTTGTAAACTGAGGCAGGATTTGAGTAGCCAGCTAGTTCAGCAATTTCCTGGGCAGTAGATCCTGAAAGGTGTAAGCTTAGAACGAAAAGATCACGATGGTTAACTCTTGGTCCAGATCTATCAGGGATAGGTGTATAATTTGACTGGGGGAGATGGTCAGGCCCCAACACGGCTTGATCTTGATATGTATTAAGTTCTTGTAGCATACCCTTAATTATAACACCTTTAAATGTCAATGTCAATGAAAGTTTTTTAGCAGTACTTTTGCAAGGCTTAACTTTAAGACTTTTTCTAGAAGAAAGTCTAGTTTATTTTTTTGTAGCGCTTGCTTTAAAAAGAGGCTACCTAAACTTCTCCGGTCTCGATTTTCCGGTCTCTAACTCTTTGTTTACCAGCACTAAACACGTTGTTTACTCTACTCTGAAATCGTTAAATTTGCTAACCCATTGAAATCATTGACATTTTTCAGCGGTTGATTTTTTACTCAGTAGATGTTACAATTAATTATCAAATAAAACAAAGGAGGGTATCGATGAAATCGAAAATGAATGACGCTGAGTATGGGGCCTACATTCGGGGACAGAGCAAGAAGTACTGGCTGCGTTACAAGGCTAAGGAAACGTTGCGCAACCAGAAACTTGCTGCAGCCAAGATTGTCATCACTGAGGCTGAGATCGTCGCTGAGATGGCGAAACAGGCCAAAAAGTAAACCCTGAGGCCAAAAGGACGGGAAGTGAGATAGACAGGATCTATCGCCCGTCCCTTTTTTTTTTTTTTCGTTTAATAAGACTTCCAGACTTTTACCCAAGGAGTTGGTCTTTGATCCAACTTAAGGAGTTAGTTTTCAATTTAGTTTCAATCCAACTTGAGAGTCTATGTGCGACATTTTGTCGTTGTATACATGTATATACATGTATACAACTATACGTTTGTATATCTATACTTATATATATATAGGTATATGACGGCTCTCTCTCTTTGTTTTTTCGTTTTATAGGGACTTACTACTACTCTTTTTCCACTTGGCTTCATTCTCTTATATATATATATTATAGTATATTATTATAGTTAAAAACAAACAACAAAACGAAACAAGAGAGAGGTGTCATATATATATATTACTATAAACCTTTTTGACATATATCGTAACATGCTGAAATCATTCATGAATTCGTTAAATCGCGTAACCCATTGAAATCATTCAACAAAACAACGGTTGATTTTTCATTTCGGATGTGTTATATTTAATTATACTGATTAAATCCAATGAAAAAGGAGGCTCTTATGAAACAATACCAAAAACCAACCTTTAAACGTGTCATCGGTATTAAGTTTATTACCAAATTAGTTAGAACTAGTGCAAGTGATAGAAACTTGTGCCGTCAGTGTTCAGGTTGTCATGGGTGCAGGTAAACCAAAAAATGATTAGGATCGATGAAAGATCTTATTTAACTCCAACACAAGTGAAGGAACTGTTAACCTCAACCAAAAGAGTTAAGGATAAAGACTTTCCTTACATAAAGATAACAAGGAAGATGGTAGAAGAATTAACCAGAAAAAAAACAAAAAAGTTTTAAAATAAAGATTGGAGGCAAATAAAATGGCAAACCAAATAACAAACGAAAATTGGCAGCCAAAAGGTAGTGAAAGAGAAAGACCTGAATCACTCTGGAGAAAGTTGATGAAAGAACCATACAACTTGAAGGTTACTACTGAGTTGCTTTTGCAACTCCAAACAAACTCCAAATAAACTATAAACTAAATGAACCTCTCAGAAAGATTTTATTACAACTATTTGATTCCAAATAAAACTGTTGAGTTCACTACCTACGAAACGAGGCAGTGGTACTACTACTATAAGAGTAGTCCAAACACCTCTGTAAACTATGCCAACCTTTACTATTTAATTTTAAGACCTCTCCTTGACAAAGGTTTAATTAAAAGAGTTTTAAGGGGAACCTTCATTGTCTTGAACGTACCAAACGCAGAGCTCCAAAAACCTTTAACTCCCGACCAAGATAGGGACGAAAGACCAAGTGAAGATGATGAATTTTTTAAGTATCTTGAGTCTAAAATGAAGAAAGGAGGTGATTAAGATGGTTGATGAAAGAACTAACTACAACCAAAACTATATGCAGGTGAGAGAGGTGATTAAGAATTACTTAATGACTGCTGAACGAACTAGGGAAGAAGCAATTATTTGCTTAGATTCGATGGTAGTTGCCGTGAAGTACGAACTAGCAGAAGAGGATTACATTGAAAGGCATAAAGAAAGTCCAACTCCTGAGTTACCAATACCCGAACCAGGTAACCCTCCTAGTGAAAGGTGAAAGGTATTGTTATGAATCCAGTGAGTTCTGGATTCGTCGTCTAATAAACCAACTTAACCATGGAGCACAATTTAATGCTCTAAATTGGTTTAAAAAAGTTTCTACTTTAACCAAAAAAGAAAATGAAACAGGTTTTCAACCTGTAAGAGAGGAGGTGATACTAAATGGTTACTGAATTCACACCAGTAGATCCAAAGAAGGCGTCTAAAGAGCAGATCGAGAAAGGCCTTGCCTTACTAAACAAGAAGTTAGAGTATGAGGCTAAGGTCAAGTCAGGAGAAGTTAAGGCACCAAAGACGTGGAAGGACTTAAGTCCTGCTGAGAAGGACAAGGCTAAAGGACTGGCAAAGAAATATGCTGCCCGTTTAAAGGCAATCTCCACTCTTAAGGATGCTAAACTTGTCGCTGCTAAAATCTCGATCACAGAGGCTGAAATTGAAGCGGAGATCAAGAGAATGTTAACTGCCTCAAAGCCTCTCTCAACTTAACCTCAAATTTAACGCCATACTTCTAGTCCTGGGTATGGCGTTAAACTAACCACAGAATCTCAAACTAAAAAATATCTATGACTACAACAAAAAAAGAAGACTTAAAAAGGCTAATTATGGAAAAACTTTACCAGAAAGCCCAAAATGGAGACCAAGAAACTTTAGACCATTTTACGAAGGTTTGGGGTTTAAAGGTCTACACCAATGAGGAGGTGAAGATAATAAACTTTCTCTTAAGGAGACAGCACAATATGGAAAGTGAAGAGATAAAGAGTGAAGAGATAAAGAGTGAGATAGTGACTGTTAAAGAGGACAGAATTGTTGAACTACCCAGCCTGGATGGAGTATTACATCCAGCACGGATAAACTGGCTTGAAGATATAGGAGATGGACACTTTAGGGCAGGTCTTACTTATGGAGGTCATTACCCCTATGATGGAGGATCAACTGAATGGGTTCTTAAACTCGATTCTGAATTAGGCTTTAAACCTTTATTCTGTTCACTCTATTGGAAGGAGGTTAGCTAAAAAGAATGAAAAAGAAATGGTTAGGGCAGACAAAGTGTAACTTTTGTGGAGATGATGTCCAACAGCATAAAGACTTTTTTGATGGAAGGACTATTCGTAGTGGGTCTTGGGCTTTAATGTGTGATAGTTGTTTCACTATTCATGGAATAGGCGTGCTAGGAACAGGTTATGGTCAAAAGTATGATGGAAAAACTTTACAAAAGATAGGAGGTTAACTATGTCTTTTAT